AGACAGCCTAGGAAATTGGGTGGGAGAAATTGTTAATAAGACGATTCCCGCTGCGCGTTTAGTTCTTCCGTGGGATTTTGTGCCAGATATGACCGCACCAACGCTCAAAGATTGTCAGTTTGTTTTTGAGCGTAGCCATGTGACCAAAAAACAATTACAGGCGCTTGCGAAAAATCCATACTACTTGAAAGAAAGCGTATTGGAATTGTGTGAGCTTGATGGTGGGGATACGCGTACGGCAAGCAATGATATGGATGGCTATGTCGATACACTCAGAACGCTTTCTGGGCTTGAAACACAAAGTAATGATAACCGCTATGAGTTGTGGACTTATCACGGTGGTATTCCGTTGAATGTGTTGTCAGGCGCAAATGAATTGTTAGGTGAAGACAACAAGTTAAATATTCCTGATGATGAAGAATCACGTGCTGTCAACTTAGAAATTGAAGGTGTAATTGTGATGGCGGGCAACGGTAAAATCTTGAGTGTAAACCTCAATCCACTTGATACCGCTGAATTCCCTTATTCAGTTTATACCTGTGAACCTGATGTTTGCTGCCTATTTGGTTTTGGTATTCCTTACCTTTGCCGTGATGCACAAGAAATACTCAATACTGCTTGGCGTGGAATGATTGATAACGGTGTTTTAGGAATTGGGCCACAAGCAGTAGTCAATAGCAGTGTGCTAACGCCGGTAGATGGAAACTGGGAACTTGCACCATATAAGTTATGGAAAACTAATGACCGTGCAACCGCTAGTGCTCAATTTGAGGCGCAACGTGCATTTGGCATCTTTGATATTGGTAGTCGTCAGCAAGAATTAGCGAATATTATTCAACTATCTAAATCTTTTATGGATGAAGAAAGTGGTTTACCAATGATTGCTCAAGGTGAACAAGGACAGGTAACGCCTACTCTTGGTGGTATGTCTATGTTGATGAATGCCGCTAATGCGGTACGTCGCCGTCAAGTAAAAGAATGGGATGATTCTGTCACTAAACCGCTGATTCGTCGATTCTACGAGTACAACATGAATATGAGTGAAGACGCGTCCATTAAAGGTGATATGCAAGTCGTGGCACGTGGCACTTCTGCTTTACTTGTGAAAGAAACTCAGACCGCACAAATCATTGATATTTTCCAAAAATTCGGTCAGCACCCTCAATTAATGTATGCGTTCGATTGGTACGATGGCGCAAAAACTCTTATGCAGTCTATGAGTATGGGAACGCAGACTATGCTAATTCCGCGTGAAGAATACGAACAAAAACTCCAGGAAATACAAGAAGCGCAGGCACAACAACCACAAGATCCTGAAATCCTTAAAGTTCAAATGCAAATGCAGATCGCCCAACAAAAACAACAGCACGAAATGCAGTTAGAGCAAATGCGCACACAAGCTCAGTTACAGATCGAGCAAATGAAAGTACAGATTCGTGAAAAAGAACTTGAAATTAAAGTCCTAGAAGTCCAAATGCATCAAGAATCGAATCAGGCAAGATTGAATTTAGACAAGGAATTAGGAACAGCGAAACTCACTACCGATATTCAACTCCAAACAGGTAAACAAGCCGCAGACTTGGAAAAATTCAAGACGGAAGTGGCATTGAAAAATGCGCCAGTAGTTAATCCAACTGGTAATTATGGATTAGATCGTTAAACATTCATTCCCTTTCTCACAGATCGCCAAAGTGCGGTCTTTTTTTTTACCTGTTCTAAATAAGGATACATTATGAGCTTTTACCTTTCTGAAAAAGCCTACAATCAAATTATTGGCAACACATCGAAATCAAAAGAAGAATCAACACCTTACTTAGGTATTGAAACTACGCCTGCCAAACCAGAACAGCAAGGCATTATAGGAGATGTGGTTGATTCAGTGCAAATGGGAGCGTGGAAAGGATTAAGTGATTTAGCTCACGGCTTAGGGGCTATCACTGGTGCAGACTGGTTGCATAAAGCGGGGGATTTAGCCGCCAAAGGTGCAGATGAGAATATGGCGACAATGTCCGATGAAATGAAATCGGCATTAAATCAAAGTGCATTAGATGGCGAGGGTAAAGGCATTGCTAATATACGCTGGTGGGCAGGTAATCTAGGCTCAATTCTAGGGCAAAATCTAGATACGGTACTGACATTAGGCTTCGGTAAAGTGGCAACCATTGGGGTAAAACAAGCGGGCAAAATGTTGTTAAAACGTGAGGCAGCTGAACAAGTCGGTAAAATTGCCGTAGAGCAAGCAGCTAAACGAGGAGTACCACAAAAATATTTAGATATGGTGGGCTATACCGCGATTCAAACGGCAATGTCAGGTGGGAGTCGTTATGGACAAAAACGCGATGAAGTTATGGCAATGGATAATGAAACGTTGGCAAAACTGCCTGAATTTTCCAACGCCTATTATGAAATTGCGGATAGTGATGGGGGTAAAGACAAAACTGTTGAAGAACTTTATTCCCTTGCTAAAACTCGCTTTGCAGACAAAGTAGGGCAAAGTGCGGCATTAAATCCTACGGCCATTATGACAGATATTGGCGTAAATGCGATAAGCGGTTTAGGCGGGGGTTTTAAAGGATTGCTTTCGCCTGCTCAAACAGTAAAAGGTGGATTAGTAAAAGGCGCGCTTATTGAAGGGGGAACAGAGGCAGTACAAGGTGTAGCAGAACAATATGCGCTCAATCAAGCACAAAAAGATTATATCGATCCGAATAAAGATTTAACCGAAGGTATGGCTGACAATGCTATCAATGGTGCGGTGCTTGGCGGCGTGTTTGGCTCGGCAATGGGTGGATTGGACGCACATACGGAACAACGTGCATTTAATAAACAAAAACGCGTATTGCTCAACCATATTGATACTGGTAATGAAGCGGTAGATAGTCAATTAAGAAACTACGTAGATATGCTCAATCAAGGTGCAACAGAATTGAGCGATCTTGTTTCCGCAAGTCGTGTTCAGGCTTTAAATAATGCCGGTATTGTTAATGCTCGAGCGCGACAAGCTGCGGAAGATACGTTGGCACAACAACAAGCGAAAGCAAAATTTGAATCAGATTTCTTTGGAGAAGAAACCAAGCAAGCTCAAGATGTAAATTCTGCCTTCCAAGTCGATCCTAAATTAGAGCGTGCGCTTGAATTACACTCAATCTTAGGGCAATTCCACAATAATAATCTTTCTCGTGCGAATGAATTTATGGATACGCCAATGGTGTTCGATAATGTTCAAGCGAAAAAAGACTATGTGATTGGTCGTGCGTTCGATGAAGTGCGCAATATTGCACAGGCTTACGGTATCGATCCGCAAGATGGTAAGGCTATGCGTCAATGGCTAGAAGATTACGCTGAAAAAGCGAAAGAATATGGTGAAAATCAACCGCACTTTAATGCGACGACAAGCAACCTACAATCTGAGGCAAATATCGCACCAACGAGTCGTGAGGGCGTTATTGAGGGCGTGAGCGATGAAATCGATGTGGGCAATGGAAACTATCAGCCTTTCCAATATGAAGTGGTAGATGCGACTACACTTTCCCCTACGCAACAAAAAGATGACAACCAATTCCGCGATCGTGACAGAACAGCAAGCCAATCACAAATTAACAACATTGCACGTAATTTAGATCCACGTAAATTGGCTGCAAGCCCAACCAGGGATATTGGTGCGCCACTGCTTGCTTTAGACGGTAAAACTATCATTGCTGGTAATGGTCGTTCAATGGCTCTTCGCCAAGCCTATCAAGAAGGCGGTGCAGAAGGTTATCGCCAATTCTTAAAAGATAATGCCGATCGTTTTGGTGTTGATTCAGCTCAGCTAGATGCCGTGGAAAACCCAGTGCTTGTTCGCCGCTTAACTTTGCCAGTAGATATTGCACAAGTCGCAATTAATTCCAACGAGCAAGGTGGAATGCGTATGTCTGAATTGGAGCAAGCAAAAGTCGATGCTCGCCGCTTACCAAGTATGGACTCTTTTGTTGCCGATGAACACAGTGAAATTAATTCTACTGATAATCAGCAATTCATTCGTCAATTTATTCAAAATCAGCCAGAAAATCTGCGAAATGAATTATTAGACAGTAAAGGTAATTTGAGCCAAACAGGCGTTCAACGTATTCGTAATGCAATGCTGTATCAAGCCTATGGCGACAGTCAAACATTATCAAGATTGATTGAGAACACTGACCAAGGGGCTAAAAACGTACTTAATGCCTTAACCGCACTGGCACCTAAAGTGGCTCAAACTCAACAAGATATTAATTCAGGTGTGCTTTCTGACGTGAGTATTTCTCACGATATTATCCAAGCAGTAGAAAAATACAATCAGCTCAACGAACAAGGTTACAAAATCAGTGATTATCTTGCGCAGAATGATTTTGTTGGTGATTTGACCCCAGAAGCGCGAGAGATTTTGACTATCTTTGATGAAAATCGTCGCAGTGGGAAACGTATTGCGCAAGTGTTAGGTGCTTACTTTGACCAAGCGCAAATGCAAGGTAATCTATCACAAGCCAGCATGTTCGGCGATGTAGAGTTTGATAAATTAGGCTCGTTGCAGCAAGCGAAAAATGCTGATGAAGCTATTCGATTAAGCCTAAATGAATCCGATAATTCTGATTTTGTGAAAGCGGTGGATGATGTAGCTAATGGTAAATTTTCATCACAAATTATAGAGGTCGGAACAACGCCTAGTGTGTTAAAGATGCTGGGGCTTCCTGATGCTAATGTGGTAATCAGTGGCGCAGTATTAAAAAAAGTAATGTTAGGAAAACATAATGTGACGGCTGAAACATTAAAACAGTTACCAAAACAAATTAACGATCCTGTGGCGGTAATGAAATCCAGTACGCAACAAAATGGTTATGTGGTTTTAACAGAACTAATGGAAAATGTGAACGGCATCAATAAGCCCATTGTTGCAGCATTGCATTTAAAGCAAACTTCACAAGGAATTGAATTAATTAATATTGCCAGTGTATATGGACGGAATAATTCGCAAATTCAACGCGGATTAGAAAATGACCTACTTTATTGGAATAAGAAAAAAGGAGTTAATTTCTTAGATAATCTTACGCTTCAATTGCGATCACCATTATCAGAAACGAACTCCACAAAAGGCTATCAATTTGCTAGGACTGTTGGGCTTCAATTGCCATCGTCGCTCACTAGCGTAGATAACCTTTCTGTGTCCAATGTTAAAACTGAGGCAGAACTAAGTCAATATCTAAGCGCAAAAAACAATCAAGAAACTCAAATTAATCCAGAAATCCAACGCGCACAAGACATTCTACGGAAAAATCTAGGTAAAGCCGCTGAGCATATTGAAGTTGCAACCTTTGCGAATCCACCAAAAGACGTGCGACATTTAATCACTTCTGATGTAGAGGGATGGTTCAATCCTAAAACTGGTAAGGTTACATTGATCGCAGATAGTATCAATGCGACCAAAACAATGAGCAAAGAAGAACGTTTGCAGTTCGTTGCATGGCATGAAATGGCGCACCGTGGAATCAACGTTGGCTATAAAGGTTCTTATGATAGCTTGATGCAAGAAGTTGGCAAAAACAAAGCAATTAGTCAGATTGCTGATGCTATTCAAGCTCAACGAAAAAACACAGATGATTTAGCTGCAACCAATCGTGCAGTGGCGATTGAAGAGGCTATCGCAGAAATGATGGCCGCACACGAAACAGGTAAATGGAATGAGCTTGAAAGCCGTTACGGTGTAGAGATTAAAAAAGGTCAAAGACAATCAACTAAATCATGGTTAGCAATGACCGCACAACGAATTAAAGAATTCTTATCAAAAATCTTTGGTGCCGAACGTGCCGCACAATTCTCCGATGAAGATGTATTGAATTTGGTTGCTAAAATCAAAGAAAGTGCGGTCGGGGAATTAAATGAAAATGGCGATGTTCGCTTTAGTCGAAACGAAGAGCTAACAAAAGAGCACTACAATCAAGCCAAAGAAAATGCCGAAACCGAACTCACATTTCATCAATGGAAACAAGTTCGAACACCTGAGTTTAAAGCGTGGTTTGGGGATTGGGAAAACGATCCTGAAAATGCAAGTAAGGTCGTGAATGAGAGAACGGGTGAGCCA